GGATATGAAGCACTTCCGTTAGCCGAAGAAAGCAAAGTATTGTAAGATGTTCCGGCAAAATAAGCACTTCCAAACTTTTTACTTGATGAACCTAAAGTGTAAGTATTATTGGTATCGGGAATAATATTAGCATCTACTTCATCTCCCCAAGAATCACCACCGCCACCTGCGGCTTCTAAACCAATAGTACCTGCTGAATGGTTGTAAGTCATTACATAGTTATCTTGACCTGAACCTACGCTTTGGTCTGCATCAAGAGTAAAGTTTCCTAATGCAAGATTACCTGTTCCTTGCGGGGTTATGAACATATCAAAATTAGCATTACCTGTATCTTTCATCTTTGCCCCAATCACACCTGCAAGAAAACCTGAATAGTTCAATTCTCCTAATCTAAACTCTATTTGAGTTCCAAACCCTGTCGTTCTTGAACCGCTATTTAATCCATTTATGAATTGTCCTGAAGTTAAAACTTGATTAGTGCCACTGCTTTCTAATGTTGATGAAAATGGGTTAGCATTAACACTTTGACTGCTAACCATGAGAGAATTATTATTATTTGTTGTATCATAATTTATTCTTAATGAACCGCTTCCATTTGTGTTTATGTCTATATCTCCATCAGCCCCGTCTACCATTTTAATTTCAGAAGAGTTTGTTCCATTATTGGTTCGTAAAATTAAATCTTGAGTTCCTTTAGCATTAACATAACCTGCTGAGTTTCCATCTCCAACAGTTATTCCATATGGGTCTACTGTTAATTTTAATTGACCCGATGAAGTAATTCCTGTTGAACCATTTCCGATTCTATATATTCCTTGATTTGTTTGTGCGCTAAAACTTAATGCAGGTGCAGAAACACTACCGTTTGATAATTTAGCAACTGCACTAAATGTATTAACGCCACTAAATGTTTGTGTTGCTGAAAGGACAGCATCACCGCTACCTGCATTTGCGTCAACATAAGCCTTAATCGCACCGGATGACATTATATGGTCGTCAGCATCAACATGCTCACTTCCTATGTCAATATCATTGAAAGTATGCCCTCCGAGGGTTATACCTTCCGCTACTTTCAATCCTTTCTTTACTACAAAGTCTCTTTCTGTTCCCATTTATTCATCACCATAATTTCACTATCCATCATGCTCAAGGTTCTACTATCAACTGGGTTGCCACTAAACAATATGAATGTGCCCCGTCTGCGGTAGGTGTAAATCTAACTTCTATATTTGCGCTGTTGACAGTACAATCCCATGTACCTACAACTGCGGTTGTGTCTGTGTTTACTTGACCGTAATGTGTAAGGAAAGCGTTAGTACCATCGTGTGTAACTAATATCTCTCCAGCATCTGTACGGTTGTTATCGTCTTTCTTTATGTGGTATAGTATTTTAGCGGCCTTGTAAGTCGCTTTTGGTATAGAGAACAAGTTAGTCTCTCCTGTTATAGTTGCGCTGTCTCCTGACGCTGTATCTAAGATAGCAACTGCATCAACGCTGAGTTTAGCGCCTTGCAAAGCACCTGTTGACGTTACATTGTTTATGTTAGTGAGATTTCTACTAGCGTCTACAACAAGAGCCTCGCTTGCTGTAACTGTTCCTATTGAGGCAGTTAAGTCAAGATAGTTTAGTTCTGCGGCTGTCGATGTTACATTAGTACCATCAATGTCGAGCGTAGTTACTGAGATTTCACCAGCGACTGTTACTAGACCATTTGCTAATGTGATTAGGTCTGTATCGTTTGTATGACCGATTGTACTACCGTCGATTAACACATCGTCTATGTCTAACGACCCACCTGAGATTAATCCGGTAGTAGTAATCGTCGATGAACCAGTGTCTATTGTACCGAAGCCTGATGTTATAGAGCCTGAGTTTAGAGCGCCAACGGTTGTAAGGCTTGATGTGACAACTGCACCACCAAGTGTAGTAGCGTTTAGTACCTCAGTGCCGTTGATTTTGTATGTGTTACCTGTACCTGATGTATCTATGTCTACGTTAGATTGCCAAGCAGTAGTAGCGTGATTATATATCCATGCGATGTTAGTTCCAGCACCAGCACCATCTGTGTCTACATCTATTTCTACACCACTAGCATTTGCATTTGCGGTGCTATCATTACCCTTAGAAATAGTAATTAAATCATCTTCAACAGTTAATTGCGCTGTTGATATTGTTGTCGTCGAGCCGTTTACTACTAAGTCTCCCACAATTGTAGTCGTGGATGCAGCACCAGCACCGATTGTAACGTCTACTTGACCATCAGTAGCGTGCTCTCCTTCAAGAATCAAGGCTGCTGTTTGCGCTGTATTAGTGCCGTCGCTTTCTGCGATAAAGAAAGTTAGTTTACCCGCTTCATCTGTATCTGCTGATTCTGAAACTTCTGCCACTATACTTGCAAACGCTGTTTGATTTTGTCCTGAATCATCAGCATAGAATGAGATAGTACCTATATCATCTCCATCAGCGCCAGCAGCACCGTCGTCTGACTTAAATCTTAATTCTCCACCAGTAGTACCATCGTGTGTGTTTTGAATCGTAAGAGTCGGCTTTGCTGATGTGGCGCTTGAGATAACTACTTCGGGCGTAGTCATAGCAACTGCTGTTGTTGCAGTCATGTTTACCGCCTGAGCAGTTAAATCAATTATAGCATTTGAACGTAAATTAAGTTGTGATGCATCCCCATATATATTTTGATTTGCATTCCTAAATTGAAGTTGCATACCTGCGTTCAATCTAATCCCAGTGTCCGGTATATGTGTGAGAGTTACATCCGTGTCTGCACCAAAACCAAGAATTGCATCGTCTGAAAGTAGCGTCATGTCATCGCCAACGGCAACATCGTCTGTGGTCGTCAATGTATCAACAAAAGCGTCTTTCCACCTAATACTTGTTGTACCGAAATCTACATCACTATCTGTTTCGGGTCTAAACACCCCATCTGCAAGAGTAAGTTGAACAGCGTTTGCTGCCTTGAAATCTATCTCGTCAGGAGTACCGAAGTCGATAGCCGTTTGTGCATCTTCTCCGATAATTAAATCAGTAGCGTGAATAGATGTAATTGTAGTTTGAGCAGCCTCTACTGCGATAGTAAAGTCGCCTGTCGAGCCGCCATTAGCACCGCTAATACCGCCACCAGTTGTCAGAGTTTGGTTTGCATCTCCGCCCGCAGCACCCGTTACCCAAGAAAGCACACCTGCGCTTGTTGATTGTAGAACTTTATCAGCGTTAGGTGCGGCAACTGGTAAAGTGTAGGTAGCACTTGCTGATGCACTTGGACTACCTTTGAAAGCAGTAGTCTTGTCAGTATTACTAGTAAATACCAATTGACCATTGTTTTTGTGTATGGTTACAACACCATTTGGTTGCACATTAAAAATAGAGTTAGCGAGTATCATTGGATTTTCTGGGTGTTGGTCATTATTACTAGCATTTGCATATCCTATTTGGTCATAATTATCTGCAAAGTAACCTATCGTAAATATATCAGCAGTTCCTGACATCCTACCAGCAGCAAAAGTGCTACCAGTATCAGCACCTGTACCAACAGAAAAAACGACTGCTTGGCCGCTTATGGTTACGTCTTCAGCATTTTCTAGTATCACTGAATTACTCATACCGTAATAACCGTTCCATGAACCAGCAAGGTCATCATTTGCAATGTCGGAATATAATCTTAATTCAGAATACTGATTACCAGTATCGCTATTTGCTGTCCCGGTTCTCGAACTACCATTAATTTGCACATGACTAGTAGCCTCTTTTGCACTACCGTTGATTTTTGCGTGTCCGGTGGTCTCAAGCGTACTGACTTTGGCAGTACCCTGTGCAGTTACCCCTATGTTTGTACCATCTATGTTCCCTCCATTTATATCGGCGGTAGGTATAGTGGCTACACCTGCCCCAGTTAATGTAAGCGCAGTAGTGAGAGTAGTGGCTGTTGTACCTGAACTTCCTCCACCACCTCCTACTTTGAAAACCATTTCTCCGCCGAGAACGTTACCTGTGGAAGTACCTGCTTCAAAGATGAGGTCTCTACCAGTTTGGTTAGTCCCTGAGGTTGGCGCTATTGATATTTTATGATTAGAGGTTTTCTCAAATTGTAAATCTTTACCTAATGCAATTAATTCTCCATTGTTAGTGGTTGTAAACTTCATGTATGAGTTAGAGCCTTCGGTGATGTTCAACGCATCAGCAAGGTCGTCTCCAAGAGTCAATTTCGATGTGCCTGTGTCAGCACCACTAAAATCTATATTGAGACCAGTCCCTGCTGCATCGACGCTTATGCTGTCTGCGTTCAAGTCTCCTACGTTGGTGATGTTGTTGTCACCGAGACTTAATGCCCCAGCGAGTGCTGTAATTGTAATTGAGCCAATTGTGCCACCGTTAATCGCATCGCCGCTAATTTGGTCGGCTGCAAGAGTCAAAGTTCCACCCGATACGTCGAGTGTTTTACCGCTACCTACTGTAATGTCAGCAGCATCAACTGTACCGCCATTAATGTCAACCTTAGAAATAACTACTGAGCCATCACCGTGAGGCGTGATGTTAATATCGTGGTCGCCTGATAAAGTTGAAATTGTAGAGCCGTTAATTTTTAACGGATTACCTGACGCTGGTGTACTCTGTAAAAATCCAGCCGTTAATAAGATGTCTCCATCGGTTAACGTCAAATCTCCGTCGTCTATATCTAGTCCTGTTTTTACTGTAAAATTACGTGCTGTGCCCATACTTTTTCACCTCCATTATATTGTTAATGCTTGCCACGATACGCGCACCGTAACATCTTTGTTGGCTACCGTAGGGGTGACCACCAATTGAATGTATTGGCTATCTCCAGCCCCCGTAACGCCTGTTTCATACGCCCCTTGTTGTGTGGCGCTACTCGTTACTATCCCATATACGGATAGATATACGTCACCCGTAACAATGTTAGTTCCTGTGTTTGTAGTACCGGAATGCGTAACAACCATCTCAGCCGTTTCAAAGACAGAATCTGTGGTGTTCTCAACTGACACAAGTAATTTTGCAGCCTTGAACTTAGTTCTCTGATACAGGTTTACCGTAACAGCAGATAAGCCGCTACCTGTACGACTACCTGTGCCATAACCGAAACCTAACTCGCTTACTTGGAATGGAGCATCGGGTGTGCCTTGTAGTACTCCTACTCTATTGTTAGTAGAGTCTGTCTTTAGTAGATTTGCAGACGATTTTACAACCAAATCAGTAGTATCTAAATTATCAGCATACACATTAGCCCATCTGAGAGGAGTAGAAGCATGAGTTGCTCCTAGATTTAGTGCACTGTCACTACTAGGTAACCAATGTTGATTGACTTTGAATCCTTCTAAAGTAGCATCTGAGGCGTGATTACTAAAGAGAATACTTTTGTCGCTGTCAGATGACTTGACGATTATACCCGCACCGTCTACTGAGGCATCATCTCCTTCTGAGCCACTAGGCGAATGTGCTAATTCTATTAGTTTGTCATCGACTTGTAGTGTTGTAGAATTAATTACTGTGTTAGTACCATTTACAGTTAAATTACCTGTTACAATCAGGTTCTGTCCTACTGTAAGCGCCGCATCACTTGGACCTATTGCAGTTATAGTAGGTTGTGAAACGTTAATACCAATTACCGCATTAGATGCAGTTAATCCTGTACCTGCAAACAATGTCGCTACATCGTCTATTGATTCTTTTCTTGTTGGGTCTCCGGTTTCTCCTTCATCAGAGATTGCGATGTAATCGCCCGACGCTATTTGTACTTCTGTAAGCCCGTTAATGTCTATTGTTGATGCACCACCTACCATTTGTACAGCAGTTGCACCGAACTTGAGTACATCGTTAGTATCGTCATACCACAAGGTTCGTGCATCCGGTCCTGAACCAGCAGGGTTGCTTGTCACACTGGCTTTGAGTGCTATACCACTAGCATCGGTAAGAAGTCCAGCCATTGTAAGATGTACGGTGTTGAGTGTGTCGCCTCCTGTAAAAGTAAGGTCTGAATCGTTGGAGAATGAACTACCGTCACTTATCTGTATAGCACCTGCTGAACCACTTGCACCTACTGCTGATGATGTTGCGAATACTTTCACCCACGCTGAACCATTGTAAACGAATATGGCAGAGGATGCCGCATTAACATTACCGTCAGTATCAGAGCCATTACTCAAACCATTAGGGTCAAATACAACTATGTTACTATTTCCTGTTGCAGCATTGTTAACTATAATCATATGACTTGGAGGAAATGTACCAGTGGGTGTTAAATTAATAGTACCGCTAGGTGTTGTATTGAAAATATTTGGACCATCAAATCTAACATCCTGTGCTGTATTTATTATACTAATTTTGTTTGGACCGATTCTGTGTGTTCTTCTCGTACCACCTTGTTTACCGCTAAAGTACAACACGTGGTCTCCATCTGTACCGTCTGTACCGTAACTGTATGACATCCACATGCCACCAAAGTTAGATGATGATAGTCCCCCGACTTCATCTCCACCACCATGCATACCGTCAAGGTCTGCCGTTGAGTCAATTCTACCTGTTTGGTTACCAAGAGAACCAGTAGTCATTGGGCTGAAATAAATAGGGCTAGGTTTTACGAATGTACGTACATCGTATACTTCGGTTACTTCCATATCTAAATCTCCAGCACTCGCATTGAAAGTACATTTCACAACTGCAAGGGCTGTGCTTTGTTTAGATGCAAGGTTCAGGCTACCATTTAGACCACTTGTATCACTTAGGAAAGCCTCAGGTGTTACTGGAAAACCGCTAGATACGGGAGAACCCTGTTCTATGTGGATACCATATCTTGGAGATTCCGTGTCACTACAAGCATAAACAACTAACAGACAAGTTTGACCGCTAGTTAACGCAGATGTACTACCTTCGATAGTACTCTGTTGTAGTGTAATGGTGTGCGTTGCACCTGCGGCTATGTTACCAAAAGGTATGATTAACCCGTCTAATACAGCATATCCGCCTCTTACTACGATAGAGTTAGTACCGTTATCAGAAACAAATCCGGGGCTTGTAGCCTTAGCGTTTCTATTGCTATCGCCTGTTGCTGTATCTTCATACATCAAGATTCCATTACCGTGTATGCCTTCAAATAAATTAGTTAAAGATGGAGAGAGAATATAATCTCCATCAGTCAATGTTGTTGTGTGCCCTGAAATGACGTTTTCTACCATAATATCACTTTACCTCTATCATTAATTGGATTACTACTTCGTTTGTCGATGTCTTCTTTATCGGATTGAAAACATGTCTTGTAATAGGGGTGAATCCGCTTGAACCCCTTAATTGCACGAACACTTCTTTGAGCGTTTCGTCGAATGCGTTTGCTGTTGTTAAATTACCTTCTACAAGTAATGTTGAATTATCCATAATGCGTACAGTAGGCGTTATTGTTATCGCTGGTCTACCAGCACTACCATCGCTACTTGTAGCGGGTGTACTATCAAAACCAATAACCATTTCATTGATGTTATCTGCTATTGTTTCTATCACTAATCGTTTCAAATGGTCGTTTGCTGGCATTATGATTCCCCCTCTATTGTTGTAGATTCTTTTTCGATGAGTCCGATAGTTTCATTGTTCCCACCTAATACCCCTCTTTCGCTATTTCGGCCAATTAAGAAGCCAGCGTGCGATAGTTCAGTAACTGTAATTGTCGGTGTTACTATTATTTCTAGGCTATCAAAGAATGAAAAGTTCTCGTCTGTAATTTGGTTTGTCTTATCCGGCCTTCTCTTAGATGATGATGACACACTTCCACTTTCTATACCCTGTAAGACTCCTTCTAATCCCGATTCAACGCTGAGGAAAGTAAAATCACTCAAAGCGCTACCTGCTCTATGTTGTGCTTCCAGTATAGTCAATCTTTTACCATCATATTCTATTATATCGCCCGGTCTCGCATCCCATAAATTAGGATGTCCTCTAGATTGTAGTGAGCCTGTTGTAGACGCATTTGCTTTCAATATCTGCCTTGCAACTGTTTTTGCACGCGATATGCTTGTAATAGATTCATCAAATATAGGAGTTACACTTTCTAGTACATCTGTATTGTATTTACTTTGTTGTCTACTTCTATCGTCCATTGTAAGAATCAAGTCTTCATTTAACGCTATTTGTTTACCTTGCACTGTAACGCGATTTTCTATATTTTCAATAGGGTTAGTTTTCTTCTGACCAAAGCGTATGTTACCTGCTATTTTTCTACTCACGTCTGCATGATTAAAAGGTACATAATTTAACACACCGTATCTATTCATCATAGTCACACGATTGTCATGTCTAGAAACAAAGCGTAAGGCTGTAATTAGATTAATGCCATAGAAATCAGACGCTAAGAATGTATTACTTACCTTACGTCTATTATTGCTACCTCTAGTGGTTGTAATGTGTGAACCAGTCGTTACCGCAGTAATTGCATCAGGCACATTTTGTGCTAATCTAACCGCTAAATCAGTAGTTCTAAATCCAATATCTATACCTTGTGCAAGATGTACTCTTTCATCTCTGAAACCTATATCTTTCAAAGTCCGACCTTTCATGTTGCGTAAATCTAATTGTAGACCATTGCTGGTAGAAGTAACTGTACTCTTCATAATTCGGTCTACTGGGTTATCTTCGCTGTACAATAAATCTGTAACCGTGTTTTTACCATTACTAGACCATACATCGCTTTTCAGCGAATGCCCGTCAGTTTCAGTATGCGTGATGATAATACTAGATTCAGATTCAACTAAAGAATATGTACGCTCTGTTGCTAAATCGTAATTATCAGCGTTTATCGCTTCAATAGTAACTCTAGTCTTACCTGCACTTCTTGGCTCTACTTTTGCGTAATGTACAGCGTTATCTACAAACACTGGTTGTCTAATATCGTTCATTACATTTGTCAAGGTTTCATCAAACCTACCTTTTGACGATTGAATAAGACCCATCACGCACCATCTCCGCTATGGTCTGTGACATTAAAGTCCACATCACCTTTGTGCCCTTTATTGTGTAATGACTGGCTAAATCTAGGTTTTACAGCAAAGTCACTTCTCTTGAGTTCATCGTCTGTATCTTCTTCTTGTCTTCTTCTTGCTGCATCCGAGCGATGATGTTGTAGTGTGTTTTCACTTATGATAATTCTAGATACGCTAGTTTTCAAACTTGTATTATCAAACCCACTTACGCCCGTACCTAACAATTTAGGACCAAAACTAGTAGGCGTGGTGAATGCACCAGCGTGGTCGAATACGAATATAGGGATGTATGGACCATTACCATCAGGTATGCTTCTACCAGTTGGTAGATTTGCAGTAGGTGCTCTGCCGTTTTCTACTTCGTATGTGAATATACCATATTTACCACCCGATGTTGCGTGTAGATAATTTTGAGTGTATTGAGGCGAGGCACTATTCAATGAGTTATGTATGCGATATACTTCCGTGTGTTTAGCATCTAAGACTCTCACAGGTCTAACTAAGAACTTTACAATGTTATCATTCTCATTATTTCTCACACTATCTGTATTGTATTGGTCAACGTCTTGGTAAGGATTGCTAGTATCATTGCTACCAGTCAAGGATGCGACACCCCAACCAGTATCATCGAACAAACCAGCATAACTCTTTGTCTCAATTATGTATGAACCACCGTATGGTCTGAACACATTAGTGTGTGAGTATCTATGTACAGCAGAAATTGTAGAGCCAGCACTCTGCCTTGCAAATCCTATTATTGTATAATCTGCATTTGCTAAACTACCTTCAACTTGCATTGCACCTTCTAGTATAACTCTCTGACCTACATTTCTATCAGTGTGTAAACTATGTGCTTCTGTGTTGATGACTACGTGATTCTGTTCTATACCTTCTACGACTTGTGCGTCTATCCCTATTCTTGGGCTAGTACGTGAAATGACATCTTTGTGTACGCTTGTACCGACTATCTCTTCTATTCTATCGCTGACTGTTGCTTCCGATTTTAGTAGCCCATTATCATCTATACCAAGTTTAGAACTGATGCCCCTCTTGACTTCATCGGCTTGCAGTACAGCGTTACGTGGACGTAACAACCCATCTCCGAACAATGGTTCAGCAGTATTATGACTGAGAACTACCCCAGTCTTATGTACCGGAGTTGATAATTCTGTGAGTATCTCTTCGTTAAACGCAGTTGGGTATCTTACGCCTCTTCCATTACCCATATCACCTACACGCAGTGAATGCACAGGCGCAAACACATCTACCAATTCATTTGTGTTAGCATTGTTAGTATTATTTAACACACCACCGAATCGAGGTATTGTATAACCGTCAGTTATTGTTATATTTCCATTAGTCAAGTTGGCTATACCTTTCAAATTGAATAGAGGCTTGCCACCATTCCAAATACGCGCATGTGCGGTATTGCTACCGTTGTCATATGCGTCACCGCAATCCCATGATGGTCTAATGCCGAATCCACGCACTGGGGCACGTCTTACAGCCTCTCCACGCTCATTGCCCCACCAATCTATCAGATAGTACTGAGAGGCCACAGATAGGCTTGTTATTCCTTTACCTTCTTCATCGCCCCACCAATCTCTTTCAGTACGTGTTGGGTTTCGTATTGTGCGCACTGGTGTACCGAATGGTCTTGTCATCCTTCTACCGTCACTATATCTTACTTGCCAACCCTCTTGGTCTTGATTTAACATACCTGTGAGATTAGTCTGACGTTCCATGATACCAACGTATGTCGTAGGTTTAGATGCGTTGCTACTACCATCGCTCCACGCATTGCTGTATGCCTCAGTCTGTACAAGTGGACCTGCATCGTAGTTCAGAGTGTTAGTACCAGCAGCGCTTGAAGCGTCTGCCTCGTATATCGCACGTACGCTATTAATGTCGTATCTCGGTCTGTTATAGGCTTGACGTACAGCGTTACGGTGTCCATACGGCCTTCTTCTATACTGGTCCATAGCCCCAGTTGATATACCTGATGAAAATGTCAACAAACCGTTGGTTACAGCCCCTCCGGTAGTAGAAGCACTCAATTCAAAAGTAGTAGAGTTAGTTATACTTGAAATCGTTGCACCAGTCGGTATTCCCGTACCTACCACCATCATTCCGACAACTAGCAGACCAGTATTATCCATTGTTATTGTGGGGTCATTGTTATAATCACAAGTGTTATCTGAAAATATATCATCTACCCATTCTAAGTTGCTATTAGATGCGAAATTAGCGCTGGTTGACGTATTATGTACATTCCAAGACGTAGAGGCCATACCGTACAAGTCTAGTTTACTTGTATGTGGACCGCCGCGACTGCCACAAGGCCAATATCCACTAAGCATTAAATTAGTTCCACCAGCATCGTGTGTATTACTATTAGATATCACTTCACCTGTTTTACTTACATTAGGTCTCTTAATTAAGAAATCAAATGGACCTGTACTCATTGCATGTGTGAAATCGTGATAATGTATAGTTTCAAAATGTTCAGGTAATGAATTATATGCTGCTTTGTTAACTGCATTACCTTTCCAACTACGAGATGTATTATCTGAGAAGTATGTATTAGGTCTACCAAGGTTAGGATGCCACATACATAGGAATGCATCAGGTACATGATTACTATATGTATCTTGATTACCATTAATTATATCAGGTAATATATTCGCAAATACACTCTTACGTTTATTTGTAAGTATTTCACCTGCTGGTAATGTATTGTAACTATGTGTTAAAGTGAGTATTGCATTATCATATATGTTATCCCAAAAACCATCAGCGCCTGATTTAGCACCTAATGTCAATGTTTTGGGTATATTGATTGTTGCAGCCGTATCTCCGCTAACACTTGTTAGTTCTTTAGAATAGATAGTTCCATTCTTGCCCGTATACTGCACTTCTTGTTTATAGTAAGGATACATTGGGAACGTATTTGCGTTATCTACAACTATTGTTCCGCTAGTATTGAAAGATACAACAGTACATTTTGGATTTAGACTTATACTTTTATTGTATTTATCGTATATGTCAAAGTACAAAGAAGTATATCCGTTAATTGTTAACTGACTTCCTATACTTCCGAAGGTACTTCTCATAAACATATAGTAATCTTCGGGACTATATTGAGATAGTTTTCTATAATTTGTTGCTTCTGAAACTGCTGACCCGTTATGTTTGATTGCATTCTTGTGTAATATGCTCCACCATGGTATATGCAAAGTGTGTGCGGGAGTCGCATCGCTAAACATTGTGCTATATGGAAAACCCTTTCTAGTAAATGCGGGGCTTTCTGTTAATTGTACGCCTACATGGTTATACAACATCAACGGTGGTATGTTCGTAAATTGACTACCTTGGTCATTACTAATATCTAATATCGCTTCATTGATGAATACCTCACAACCTCGTACATCTGCTTGCGTTGCTTTCGCTAACACTAATGTCATACCTCCCTTAGTACGGTCTACATTACCATCACTATCCATTTTTATGCCAATAACTGTGTTTATCTGTTGACTGGTTAATGCAGCGCCTGAATTATTATGGTAACCGACTAACTGATTATGGAACACGTTAGGTTGTATGACTATTTGGTAAGCACCTACTTCCGCAGGGTCGGGGAAGTGTCTGCCTTGTGTATATTCACTAGCGGCCTCAAGTACAATACTGTGTCCTCCGGCTTTATTCACTGTCGCTGCTAAAGTTGTGCTTGTACCGTCTGATGACGCTAAAACACCGTAACCGTCATATTTTACACCACTCTCGAACATAAGGGTGAATGCCCCTCCGTGAATATCGCTGGGCGGCGAAGGTGCGGCGTTTACACCACTAAAATTAATCTCTGCATCCATAGCATGAATGTTCTCTGTTATACCACCTGTGCCTATTGCTGTGGCTACTGCCGCTTTCTTATTCGTAGATGTTGTATTATCTGCAACTAAACTTGAATCAACAAAACCATTTGTCATTTGGTAATCAATCAAATGTCTTCTGTATAGGCTTTGGTAAGCAGGGTGCGCCCAGTGTCCGGGTAGCATCGGCATTGTTGGTGTGACGAAGTGATGTCCCATTCTTGGGAATGGCATAGGTGTCAACACAGGTTTGCTATATGCGTCGTATCCTATTGTCTGTCCTGATACATAGTACAACGTGTTAGCCATATCAGGTGAGTTGCCGCTAACCTCTGCATGGTCACGTAATCGACGTGCTGCGAAGAACCTGTTGCTTCCAGCAGGTATGTAATAGGAAGGTACTACTTTTAGATTTGTAACAGTTTGACCTGCCATGAATGTGGCAAAGTTGACATCTCCCACCACTGTGATTGTTACGTTATCAGGAACTCCGTCGTTATTAGTATCTTGACCAGCGTAAGTACATACAGCGCCTTCATCAGTTGTTGGGTTGTACACACGTAGGAACTTTCGAGTATCTTCTTTAGTACCAAATCCAGCATCGAACACTTGTGGGTCTAATGTAGCGTCTACTGTCAATACGTTAGTGCTAGAATCCCATGCATCGACAGATACTATGTCAGTCTCTACGCCACCTTCATGTGTATAGACAGTTGGATACCTGTGTGTATGTGTGTGCCCCATCTTTGTGACATGGAAAAATAATGTGCGGTCATGTAACTCATAACTAGTCTGCAATGGAGAGTTGTCATTCCATGCACCTAGTTCTGAATCAAAGGTTACTGGGTTGATGCGCTCCCAGTTGTGATTTTCATATGTAGGTGCTTGACGTGGGCTTGCTACACTGTTGTCGAATAGATGTCCTATGTGGCTCTCACCCATGTCAGGGTGTATCATACCGCCTGTACCAATTGTCTCATGCTGATATGCTTGTATTGGGTCGAATCCTGAACGTACAACTATGTTGCCCGGTATACTGTTAGGGTCAGGTAACTGTACCTTCAAGTTAGGTATCTTACCACTGTTAGCAAGCGCAGGTGCGTTACCCTTCACACCTCTGTTCTCAGGTATACGGAATCCACGTATGATAGTCCCCAGTGGGCTACCACCCTCTATCTTGTGTACTTGCCCTGTCTCATCTCTTACGGTGATGCTTTGGAACTGTATCTCTTCATTTGGTATGTTTAACACGTTACCAATCTTGTATGGGTGCTTACGCATAAGTTCAGGGTGTGCTAACTCTTGTGCTTGTAGTATAGGCATCATAGCGCTGTTTGTAGTCTCGAAAGAGAACCTTACGTTACCATATATCTTCTCACCTGTTTGGTATGCGGTGTTGCTCTTTACACGTGTCATCCATGGTACTGCACCAAGACCGCGAGCGTTGATTGCTGGCATACTGAGGTTACCACCATCCATTCTCTTCCACACTATGTTCTCTACTGAGAAGTTCTTTGCGGCAGAATCTTGATACATCTGTAATGCGTTTACATCACCCATCCAATAATTAATGGGGAAACCGCTACTATGTGCTGCTGCATATTTATCAGCAGATGTGTTACGTTCTGCATCGTCTGTATGTAGTAATGCAGAACCAACAGAATGGTCTAAGTCGAATAGTAAATCACCTGTCTTATTTAGACCCGGTGTAGCGTTTTGCAACTTCAAATCAGTAGGTGTAGTGCTGTAAAAGTATGAGCCTGAGCCGCCTGAGAATAAAGTATCGGCCCAGTTCCCATTAGATGGTGTGCCGACAGGCACTGTTGTATCTTCAACGATTAGAGCCTCTACATTCGGTCCAGCGTTTGCAGGTGCGATGAATCTATCTTGTCCGTGAAATCTTTCGTCCCATTGTGTAGTACCAGCATATGTGATTGGGTTACTACCTTGTCCTATGACTTGTAACCAGTCACCGTTTGCGGTTATTCCATCTCTATCGTACTTTGCAATTAATGAACTCTCACACTCGTAACTGACAACTAGGAATGCGCTACTGTACAGCCCCTGTGGTGTTGTTAGTTCCTTAGGTAATGTAGTAGTATAGTTAGTAGGTGCGACCCATTGATTAGCGTTACCCGCTTCATCTGTATCATTGAAGTTGTAAGTGTAAGTATCCCAACCTAAACCAGCACTACTACCGCTTGTTAAATCTAATTTAGAATAAAAGCCTGATTTAACTAAATGAGTACCTAACGCATTTCCTATACCGTCAATTGTAGGTGTGCTTTCGGGACTCCCTTGCATTGGTGCTACAACAGGTATGTTACTATGTACGTTCATTACTGTACCAGCAGTTCCGTATGGTGAGAAGTTAAGCATCTCATGGTATGCGCCTAATCCAGCAGCATATCCTGTACCGCTTGTGTTCTTAGTTATCTTCAAACTATTCAGATAAGAGTATCTCTCACCATGCCAACCTATTGCACCTATTGGCTTTGTTCTATCAACAGCGTCTACAATACCTGAGAAGTGAACTTGCGTCATATGGTCACGTGCTGATACATTCTCGTTATTGAAACGCATTGTACCTGCTTTACTCCATACATAAAGAGTATAAGAACTAGAAATAGCCTCACTGAAAGACCCACTTCCATCTTTGAGTACTTCCCACGTTTCAGGCGCTTCTAGTTTATTTAGGCCGTTTAATCTATTAGGTGCGAGATAGAACCTGACTTTCCAATCGCTACTATCTGCTAATACTTCCCTAGAGTGATAGCAAGCGAATCTAGTATTAGTTCCTTGATGTAACCTAATCCAACCCGATGTGGGTAATTGTTCTAATGTTATTTGTGAACCGCTCGATGGGCTATCTATGTAATTGCCAGTAGCACTATTATTTACGTAAGTGGATGTGCCAGCAAGCGGTATCCACCCGTATCTATCTTGACGCATCGCATTACCCATAGACGGCATGTGTGTGCCACCAAGAGACTTGAGTGCTCCAGCGCCGGGGAATGCGTTTATTGCAGCGCCTAGTACAGTAGCGAGTTCTTCGCCGTTCTGACAACGTGTCGCATCTACTACGATGTATTCCATCTTTGCATCTGCTGTCGCTACGGCCTCGCTACCATTTCCTATGTAATCTAGAATGCGCCCTGTAAGCACGCCCGAAGTTCTAAACGCAGTAGGGTGTATTTGGTTTGCACGTTCCCAATTGCTACTCAATACTCTAGCAGCAGATTTACCCGCGTGTGGTGGATTAAATGTAATTTGATTGTCTAACCATGAGCCGCCCGGATGGAAACCACCATCCATGTGCCATACTGTATCTGCCGCCATAGTGATACCGAATCCGATAGTAGGCGTATGCATCTTAGGATGTATATGTGTCAAATCATATCCTATTTGTGCTGTGCCTGTAACGTCGTGTGGTGTGCTATCATTGAACTGTTGACCATAATGCCTACCGTGTTCAGGTCTTTGTGAGAACTTACCCTTCCAACAGTAACCAGCAGGGCTTTCCCAATTTACCATCGCTCTCCAATGGAAACCCGCAGTAGCGTCATAGTATACCTTGCTCGGCGGCATGAAATTGTATTTCTCATTTACAATATGATTTGGGAATACATGTCTTGAATTGGCTATTGATTCGTCTAACGGTATAGAAGCCCACGTGCTACCACTTACGATAACTCTACCCGGAAACGGCTCTTTGGTATTAGCAGCATTACCGCTATCCGCATCTGCTACTTCTTGTGTAAATGGGAACGCTTGACCCGGACCAAATATTAGGTACGTAGTTTTGTTCTCTACGCTAGTATCCACGTGGTCTTCATATCGTGCAGTCGGATGAGCAAATCTCAATACAAGCGGTACGGGCTTTGCTTTTATCTCACCTGCGCTATATGTCACACCACCTTTAGATAAATCAGGTGCTAGTATGTTCTGTTGATTGAATGCAGGTGGAGTAATACTACCACGATGCTGATTACACAACGCAGCGCCGGGGAAGAAGGCAAACATTGCATTTCCGTCTAACATAGCGTAACTCGTAGATATTTCATTTGCATTCTGTAATCCAGTTACACCAGTCGGTCCAGTAGAATATGGATGGGTGTAGAAAGTAGAATAGTCGTTTTGCGTACCATCGTTTACGTCGAGTGTTACACCGCTAAATCCACCACCAAAGAACAACGGCACGCTGTGGTCTTTGCTACTCTTACCACCACGGAAGTAGACTATTGGTTCAGAGAATACGCTACCGAGTGAACGCAATCCGTCAAACTCCTTGTTATTATGGCGTTGCAATATATTTGCTTTAGCCATAGATTGTGGAAAGTCATCTCCCGCATCTGCTGTTAACCAACTTAATTCTTGTCGAGGGTCAGTACCTGTTTTACTTTCTGCTTCAATAGGATAGTCGCCTAACCATATAGTCGCTCTTTCACCAACTGGTAATATGACGTTACTTGCTGTCGCACCTGACGGTATAAGAAAGGGGTCTACCTCTCTAGCAGCAGATACTGTAACTTCGGTAGTCCAATTACTTTGAGAACTACCAAAGTGAACAACGGGGTTATCAATCATTGGTAGTATATGGTCGCCGGATGAACGTGTAAATTGTATACCCTTTAATCCTTCATTCCAAGTAGAAGTATCAATCGGAGTATTAGTTGAGTCAACTAGATTAGGTGACGCTGTGTTTGAGTTTGGACCTCTTGATACAGTGGTTATTTCAAGTAAGGTATAGGGTATGTAACCGCAATCGATACCTTGACTAGCATCTATATTTGTGTTAGTTACTGGTCTTGTTCCATGGCCTGTACTTGTACTTGTATCAAAATCCCATTCGCCGTTTGTTACCCTATCAACTCTTCTCACTTCACCAAACTCTAAGTGTGACGCATGAATACCATAATCTCGCTTTACAACGCTACTATAAGATTGATTAAGAGGAATTATCGGACTTTGGGTATTATACGCTCTAATTCGTATTGCATCATCTTTTACACCCCATTCACCAAAGGTTCTACCATCAGTGGTATACATCTCTCTGCAATCAAATACATGTCCTTCTTCCGTGTTTATCTCATTACCTGCGTTAATTGCAGCAGCAGTTACAGCAGCAATTAATTCATCTGTTACAAGCGTAGTCCAATTTAATACAGAAGCGATTAGTACATCATCGGGTAGTGTTACTAGACCAGTGCAACCGTAGAATGTATCATGGTCTCTCGATGCATAAGACACTGTAATTCCAACATCTGCTGCTGCATCATAATCTGTAATTTGTATAATACCATTTTTCTTTGGAAATCCTAAGTATCCTAAGAGGTCACCTTTACCACTAAAAGCAGTGCTATATGGTGTTCCACCACCTTGATATGGTGAATTATCAAACGTAATCGCCAAAGTTCCAGCACTCGTATCTTCGACAGCGCTGACGTGCATTACAGCATTTGGGGCACTAACGCCTCTCCATCTAGCACCTTTCCAATACTGCAATGTTTTTGTGACACCGCTTGCATCTGTATCTAATCTACCTGTCGCATCACCAACACCATGCATGTGTTTACCTATTGTAAATCCACCTTGTCCTACATCCCTGTCGTCGAAGAAAACACATACTTCATCCTCAATAGTAGAAGGTAATGTGGTATTACTGTTTGCAAACGATTCACCTATCTTACGATAAATGTATCTAATACCGTTTTCTACACCTAAGTTGTCTTTGAATCTAAAACCGTATAATTGTCCGTTACCTATGTTATCAGAAATTATGTTCGATGTTGGTACGTGGCTTGAATAATCTGAACCAGTATGAGCAGTGCCTTGAGCGTTAAATGCGCCATACCTATTATTGAACTTAGTCTCACCTATTTTACCAAAACCCCAAGTTCCGACATCGGGCGCAAATCCCGGTACACCGCTTGCTACTAATCCGCCAAAGTTTATTCTTGAGATAGCCTTTTTACCGACTCTTAAACCCTTGACTAATGAAGATGATGAACCTTTAATGTCTAAAGATTCTGTATTTATTGTATTGTGACTCTTTCCGCTTATTGAATCAGACACTGCTCTCAATACGCTACTATCTTCAAACTCAGCGACACTTTCTATTTCTTCACCACTTTCTACCGATGTAACGTATTGTTGCAGTGTAGTAATGGGGGCAAACGGTCTACCATGCTTGTTTAATGGCATAGGCGCTGGATGCATATTTTCACCCTCTCTTTCGTCAGGTAACGCCCAAAAGTTACGCCATCTTCCACCGTGTCCTACTAAGAATTGTGGTTGATAGACACTTTGTCCTTTACTATTATCAAGCCACACACAGAAGTTTCTACCACTTGCGCCCGGCACTGTACTATGTATGACAATGGTGTACCCTGTATCTCCGTTTAGGTCTTGTACCTCTCTACCTATGTGAGCGCGTATGTATCCCATGTGAGTACCCTTGTCACCATTATCTACATTCCAAAATGGTGAAGGGTCATGTGCTGAACCAGTTAGTAGTCTACCGTTTAACGCCGCATGTTGATTGATTAATCTAACAGCCTCTTCTGTTGCAGATAGCGTATCTACAACCCCATCTTTTTGACTAATCTCACCTAAATCTAATGTTAAACGTCTAACGAAGTCCATGTCTTTCCATTGTGGGAGGTGTTGCAATCTACTCTCAGTATGACTAGTCAAGTCTAAAGATGAACTTCTAATACCCTTTAGGCACAAAAATGCTGGTATAACTCTAGTACCATCAGGGGTATCAAAGAAAGTAGAGGGGTCTCTTAACGAACAATCATTTGTTGCTTCTCTATGTTCTATTAATTTCTTTACAAACGAGTTTGCATTGTCATTAGGTATTCTAGTGAATGAATGTTTTGCATTTGCTCTTTTATGTAAAACAACAGAATCATCAGTTCTAGGTGTAAGACTATATCCAATTCTAAATCCTGATGTAGTACCACCATAGGAATATCCGGTATGTATGTGATGACCGTGTGCTTTACCGTATAATCTAGCACCCTCTATTTTTCTACCATCTGTCGGTAAAGCAGTAGCCAAACTAGCAATAGTACTGCTATCAATTAAATCACTAGTGTGTCTATTTGCTAAGTCGTGTGCATAAGCACTTTCAATGAACTTAGATTGCTGTGTACTTCGTATGTATGGGTTCTGCGATAAGAAGCCATTTGTAACATCTATTTGTGTAGTCCACGGACTTGGACCAGCGCCATTATATGCAGCGTTGACTTTGTGTAATTCACTTCTTCTTGAATTACCACTTTCTACCACTTCTTTAGGCCAGCCTATTTGTGTAGCCTGTGAACTAGTCTGCACTTGCATGTGTATATCTTGGAATGCGATGAACTCTTTGTCATGTGCCACGTTGTATAGTAATACACGCGCATGTTCGTCAGTAGACAAGTAAGGGTCGATATAGGCTACAACGGGTGCTTGTGCAGATGTAAGTCCGAGTGCTAGATAATTTTCTTCAACTGTTCTGTTTACGTGTTGCACATAGTTTCTTGCAGTTTCTAAACAAGTATTACCAATCAAGAAGTTTTCTAGAGGAATACTATCTCTTGGGTTAGTTGTATCTAATTCACCCGCGCCATTATCAAACGCATTCCATACTTGTGATTCGTTCAACACACCTCTACTCTTAGCAAACAAACCCTCAACCGCATGTGGGTTGTTATACGACATATTTGCCCATACGGTATCACCGTTGCGTAATCCACCTTGTGCGTATGGATTTAACCACGTAGCGTTTAGTACAGCGTCTTTATCTTCATAGTCGCCAGTCCATACTGCAAGTTTAGCATTAGATGGAATAATTGGCCCAGTAGCAGTTAAAGTAACGGTTTGAGTGCCGTTTGCATCAGCACTACCGATACTACTAACTAACCCTATTCTTCGTATTTTGTCCGTTCCGGTATCTTCCCAATAGTAGAGCGTATCGTCTTTCTTGACGTTCATACCATGTAGGTCATTGACATTTTTACCACTAGCACCGTCAATAGTTATGGTAGATGATGTGCTCCCATTTGCAGTGATTGTGACATCAGTAATATTTAGGCTGTTCTTCAATTCACGATAGTATTGAGAACCATCAGCAACTTCTGCTGTAATCGCTGTACCAAGAATACTTCTGCATTTTCTCGCTAATATTATTTTAGCACCCTCAGGCAAACCGTCTGTTTGTAAGTTTTCATCATCGCTAACGGTTCTTGCTGTTCCAGCGCCTATGGTTATGGTGGTCGCTGTTACCGCCGTTACCACCCCTACAATAACACCCCCATCATCGTAAAGATTACTACCTACTGAAAATACAGTAGTAGCATCCACCCCTTCAACGTCAAATGCTGAGGTAGTACCTCCGGTTGTTATGTTTTTCTTAATCACGCCCGTAGAGTATTTATTTGGGGTAAATCCTGTTGATGTATTGTAAACAAGCACAATACTGTTTTTAGGTACTGCTGTGATTGTCGCACCAGTTAGTGTTTTAATGTGACCGTGATATTGAAACTTATGGATAGTACCATTATCATCGTATTGTACTTCGTATCCTAAATCTCCAACAGCAGAAGGTGGTGGAGTGTCGTAACCTAAATCGGGAAACTTAGCAAAATCTTCGGGAGATAACGTTACAATTACTGCTTTATCTTCACCGGATAACGATACTGTTTTTGTAGATAAACTCGTACCACTAGCACGCCTAGATTGTATTTGTGCAGCGTGTGGATTACTTTCAGGTCCAGCCTTAAACTCAACTGCGCTAACATACTGACGTAATCCGTAATCCACATTACCCCCTTGTGTTTTTACACTAGCGGTATCATAGTAATATTCATCTCTATTCTCAAAGTCTGATGATGGGGTTATTTCATCAGATGCCATAGGTGTATTACCTTCTTCAAACCCTACACCTCCTAGATAGACTGGTTGCCCTGCGGCTAAGTCCTCAAAGAAACCCTCGCTATGACCATATGTCATGTCGTCATCTGCTAATGCTAGATACTTGTCAGTAGCAGGTGCATTTGTATAAAAAGCCCATTTTCCATTAGCCAACCAAACTTTTCTATATCGATAAACGTCATTAGCGAAGCCTTTGTATTCATCTACGTCTGTGTGAGATTCAGGAAATACGTTCGGGTCATTCACATAAAGTCTCTTATCTGTATTCGATACTCTTCTATATTCAGTGATAAATGTAGAATTAACATATTCTCTTTTTGCTAATGCAATAGAATAAGCGGAATGCGCTTCTCTATCTGCTGGCTCTGTGTCTATAAATCTTCTACCAACTGGGCTAGGATTGTAAGTATGCGCAGTATGTGTAGCATCTACATGTATTTTGAATGCGTTATCAGGACCAACAGATGGGGCAAAGAATTGTTTAGAGAAAAATGGTATTTCTGCAACTGCTCTAGTACTAGCGTATTGAGTGCCTAGTTGGTAATCATGTTGTACATCGCTCATAGATTGATGCATTCTATCGTTTACAGTAGTGCCGTTTTCTAATTTACTTTCTTCTCCAAAATTAGGCTCATTATATATTGTAAAGTTAGCGTATATATCTACTCCCACACTACTATGCCCTTCCATCATACCGTTTGCGCGTAGCAAGTTTTGTACGGTGGTGTATTCAGTACCATCTGAGCCGATATAATATCCGCTACCTACACTTTGTAATGTAAATACGAATGTGTTACCTGTTTTACTACTATATCTAGCGTTACTACCGTCTACAAAGTACACTCTTCCATAGCGAGTAAACCCATACGTACCCCAACTTGCTAAATCTTCACTTTCATTATTAAGAGGTTTAACGTATAATGTTCCGACAGTATCGCCTACACTACTAGCACCCGTAGGCACATTCAACCTAGTCACACTTACAGCGTACGACCTGCGTGTAGAGTATGCTTCGTGTGCTAACATACTGCGCTGGAATACTGGTCTAGTATCCATAGCACCTTGACCCGGACCACCAAGTGTAACAGTAACAACAGGTGCGTTAGGTTCTATCTCCTTGACTATATGCGAGTCAGGGCTACCTTTGCCAGTAAAATCAATTGAACGAGATACTAAACTATCTCCTACACCAATGCAACTTAATGTAGTGTAGCCGCCTTCATTACCTTCGCTTTCTTCTATCGACCTCACCTTTGCTCTACTCATTAAGTAAAGTATAGTTGCCCTATTGAATCTAGTAGACAAATTAACATTAGCAAGTTGCATACTTCTTCTTCGGTCAGTAGGCTGAATGAAGATTCTGAAATCAGCATTGTTCGTGTCTGCTAAGATATGGTTGTCTATTATATCGTATGTTTCGTGTATAGGCGATGAAGAAGATACAGTTCCAGTATCAAATTGCCCAGCAGAACCACTATCTAACACTACATCAGGTGCTAGTCTAGAATAACTACCTTTATCGGTCAAGGTTTTAGTTTGGTCTATTTTGTTTAGATACAGTCTATTGAATGCAGAATTATGTAGACCGCTTGTGCTCACAGATTCAATTATGGCTTGCGGTGTACCGTTTTGTATAGAGTCTGCATTATTTCTTGGAGTATAATTAGCAGGTGTTAACGTCTCATCAACTTCTGTATCGGCAGAATATCCTTCCGAAGTATCACCTACTAAACCGTGTTCTTGTACTACTGGACTATCGATTCCTAAATCAGATGCATACACATCTATGTATCCGCCGGGCGCATGTAGTGTCATACCTGAACCAATTGCATGAATTATAGAATCGTAAATATACTCTGCACCGCTTACCAATGTATCAGACGAAGGTACAGTTTTCTCTACCATTAGTAGAGGTTGAACAGTACCACTCATACTTGCACCAGTCAAATCAATCGCATTGTAATGTATTTCTACAAATGGGGAAAGAGATGGTGTTAAGTCTGTTAATCTAGGTACGTGAAGTATAGCGACTCTACTTTCTTTAGAGGGGGTAACGTGATAATCTCTAATGTTACTATCGTGATGAGTTTCATCGTTATTCGCATCATACTTGTTGTATTGCGGTATCGGACCTTTTAGAGCAAATGGGGTGTAATCAAAATCAGGACCACCTATTGCAATCAGTTTTCTTTTACCAGCAGGTGGGCTACTAGTACCGTTGTAAGAATTGAATGCTACGCTTACTGTGCTAGAACTAACAACGTTATCTATTACCACATCGCTAAAATCTCTATACACATCTACTAAACTATTTACAGTAACTTGTTTTTCTATTCCTTTATGCATATCGCTATACATCACGTCAACAATATCTGCGTTACCGTTACCTTGTTGGTCTATTATTTCATCAATAGCCTTTGGTAACATGCGTAAGAAAGTGTGTCCTTCAACATGATTCTTAATGTGTCTACCGCTATGTCCTATTTGGAAATCTTCGCTCAGAGTAGTAGGCCACACTACTGCAAATGGATTATTTGCATCAGATGTGGTTGTAGCAATAGCACTAGAATAAACAAATCCATGGTTTTCAAAATCACTTTCATCGATTATCATTTGCCCTGTTCTATCTATAATCTGAGAAGTATAATGAGGCGGTTGATATGGTTTAGATGTTCCACTATCAATCAATAAGTCTGCACCAACTACAACGAAGTGATTATCTACATTAGCACTTCTAGAAGTATTCAGAACACCTATTAATCCGTTATTACTATTACTTGTATTAATAAAATCTAAATGGATACTAGATACAGTTAATGTAGGGTTTGTATTTTCTAGATTATTTATAGAATGTAATCTTAATCTTTCAGGAGGTTTTTGATTAGGTTTACTTGTTGAAGGCGTTATACCATCAGGATTAACTAATATATTGTATGGTACATGAGATATACTTCTAACAACAGTTGAGCCTGAGGAAGAATCTAACACCTCGTAATTACCTGAACTGTACGGTGAAGAAGTAAAATCAATAGTACCAGTAGTTACTGTATTGCCCGTAAGTTTTGATGCGAGTAACTGAGCATCTGTTTTTGTCATAGTTAATACTGATAACCCACTACTACTTGTGTGTGCACTGTAAGTAAAAACATCTTCAATAGGAGCGATAGGCTCTTCAAATCTGTATAGAAGTAAAGTATCACTATCCGATAACGGAGAGTTACCTTCTATCATTGAAGTCTTGAATGATGCATTAAGATGAATGCCTTCCATCGTACCTCTAAACTTACCACCTTTACCTCCGATGTATGTTTGCTTGGTAGAGGGCTTTAGCGCTAAGTCTCTGTCTTTGATTGATTGTCTTACAACTAACTCCCCGTTAATGTATAATTCTATGGCTGTGGTTCTTACAGTCGCTATTACATGAATCAAAGGTCTATGGTTTTTGTTTAGTTCTGTTGCATCATCTCTGCTACTAACGAATCTATTGTAAGAATCTTGTAAACCTTGATACTCAATATGCGGATATACAGTACCTTCGTATCTATCTGTTGCTAAGGTTGCTGTGGTTAGATAATATCTTTCTTCAATACCTCTACCTTCCATAAATACCTCAAAAGTTGCTGGACCGGGCGTGTCTATATTACCGAGTGAAAGTTTGTATTGACCTTCTTTCTCTATTATTGTACCGCCACAATCAGGCATTACCCACGCTTCTATTGTTAGATACTTATTGAAAATACCTGATGTTGCTACACTGTCACGTGTAGATAATGGCGCATTCTCAGATAGGATAACTCGCACATCGTCAGTCCCTCTTGTGGTTCTGTGTCCTAATTCGCTAAAGTCACCTTCGGGCACTATGATACTGTCAGTAATACCATTGAAAAAGAAACCATGAGTCTTACGGCTAATTACTGTCAATTGTCTTCCCCCAAGTTATCTAAGATAGAATCAAATTATCTATCGGTGCGAATATCATATTAAAATTATAAACCGATTCTCCAGCATCGTATGTGATATCAAACTTTTGCACTGACCCTTGTATACCAGTAGTTTCTTCTTTCATAGAAAAATCTACACTGGCTGGTAAATTATTTCCTTCCGATGTTTTGTCTAGTCCATCGTAGTTACCAGTAGGCATGAAAAAGTTTCTTGCAACGTATTGGTCGCCACCAGTTGCTTTCAAAGTAGAATTATACGGTATCTGTATACCAACAATGTAATCTTTAAGTTCTTGCGCTCTACCGTTTCTTAACAGTGAATTGTTAATAAAATCGCTCACTCGACCTCTTCTCTTACTGTTGTTGATTATACCGTATAAATCCATAGTTTTGTCACCAGCAGATTTCTTTCCACCGTCTGACCCTCCGGCAAACTTAGTAACCGACGGTTCTTGTGCTGGTTTTACACCATGGGTGAAGTCAGGCGTGCTTATGCCCATGCCGCTATTTTTACCTAAACTAGTCATTGCAATGTTTACTATACAATTAAGCGATTCATTATTGTAGTTCACGCCCTCTTGTAATGTAGCAGTGAAGTCAGAAGAGTATTGTGCGTTTATGTAATCTCTGACAGCAGTTGCCAGTTGTACAGAAGTAGCATTACTTGCATTTACTAAAATAGTCGGTGTACCCCCTGTTCCGGCATTAGCATCATATTGAGTCGTATCGCTTGTGTTACCACCATCGGTTCTAGAAGCAACGTTTGTAAAACGAATCTGTTTTTCATCAGCGCTTACTGCTGTATCAAAAGTCTGTAATTTTATAACACCAGTATGGGTATATAATTTTTCTAGATTTTTTGTTGTGGTGAATTGAAGGCCACTTTTTGTAGTACCAAAATTAATCGTACCACTGTATGCTGTACTCTTTGTGCCTTCTCTATCATCTGCAATAATACCTTGAATATTTATCATGGCTTTGTTTATGTTTAAGTCCATACCTACACGCTTACTACCAGTAAAAGGTAAAGCCATTCCACCCACTTTTCTAGAAGTAGAAAGAACCATAGTAGTAGCATCTAATTCGATGGTGTTACCGTTTTCTTGTATTAGTCTAATCGGAATGCCCCCAGCCATTCAATCACCTACCTCTTCCTACACCACCGATGCTGCGTGACATTTCTTGTTGCACTAAGTCGCTGATTTCTCTAGCCAATTCTCTTTTATCAGTACGGTCAGTAAGTCCACTTAGATTGAATGTCATATTGAAAGTGTGCCCTCCACCGCCACTAGGTGAATCTCCACCTCCACCGCCACCAGTGACAGCGTTTATGGCACTGCTTCCTAAATCTTTGACTCCACCAACTACTGATTTGCCAAAATTAAATATTCCCTTAAGAGCGCCACCAATTGCATCGAACATTCTACCTAATGTTTTATCGTATACAGTTTGCATTACACTTGCAACGGTATTCCAAGCACTGCTTATTGTATCAAATACACCTAACGCTGCTGTTTTTAGTCTATCAAATGGTTTTCCAATAATGGCTTCAAATGTAGCACTCATTCCATTAAAAATTAATGTACCAATAGTTCTGATTCCGTTAAAGGCTAAGGTAGCACCTGCTTTTAATCCCGACCATAGTTTACCAAAAGTACCATTCCATATAGTTTTGACATTATCTAGGGCTTTACCCCACTCACCTTTGAATATGTTAACCCAAAACATCATTGCCTCTTTCATTAAGTTCCATATTGGTACAACGGTAGCGTTCCATATCGTTACTATTGCATTTGTTAAAGGCTCAAAGGCTTCTTTAATTCCATCAAATACTTTTCTCGCTACTTTACCAGCAGCCCTGAATGCTTTACCGAGTGCCTTACCTATACTGCTGGCTACACTACCGAGTGTACTCATTGTACTACCTATGCCGCTAAGACTACTAGATACACTGGCTAAAGAATTGAGTAATGCTCCTAATGCCATACTAATCTTCTCCTTCTAAAAATGAATAATCGAAATCTACCACGTCTGTGCTTTCTGTACTATTTTCTAGGTTTTGTTTTCTCTCTGCAATACGCTCTTCTTCATTAATAGCAAGCGCCCAAGATAGGGATTGTTTGAATATCGCCTCGCTCATCTGATAAACCTCATGTAGTGATATGTTGTAATGTTTCGCCACGATGTATGCGAACAACTGCATCTGCATCTCTAAATCGCTAGGGTTTTTAATTACCTTTTTCTTTAGAAATTGCCGAACTCTCAGTTGTTCGCTTTCGTAAAACCCCCTTGCATTGCCTCCGCCAGTTCATCGGGCTTTGGTAATAGAGAGGCTATTTGTTGACCGACATATGCATTTAGGTTCATCATGTCGTCTACGGTAAGGTCGGGGTTCGTTCTTACGACCCAGTTTGAAAATGCGTAACGCCAGTATCCTTCAAGATTCAGCGATATATCATCACCATCCATCTGAAACATACTTTGTGCGGCTTGTTGTACATCAAAGAAAGTTAATTCTCTAATCCATACTTCCATCATTAAATCAGGATTTTCTTTGTCTACACGGATTTCGTGTCGCTGTTCATTCTTCTTCGCCAGTAAGTTCTGTTTGTCTACTATCGTCATCTGTTGTCACTTCCTCGGTTGCAGCCTCTTGCGAGGGGGCATCCGGTGTTACATTAGCAGACTCTTGCGAATGGGCTTCTGTTACACCTTGTGTCGGTTGCTCGACAATACCTGCGTCATCGTGTCGTAGCCTTAACACTACCTCAGATTTAGTACCGCGAATAGTGATTCCGCGTGCTTTACATTCTTTTTGGAGTTCTCTTACGGTGAAAGAGTTGTAATCAATTTCCCCACCAAACGGATTATCAACTTCGGGGACTATCATCATTTCTTCATCATCTTTAGTATTATTTTTGACAGGTCTTTCAATAACAATTCCCACTGTATCTTCGATAGCGTTTTCAACAACTTCAACAACTTCTTCCACCTTCTCTTGTATCTCTTCTACCACGTCTTCTACTACTTCGCTTATTGCGCCCCTAGCAGCCTCTACCCATGAAGGTTCTTCTTCCTCTATTTTCTCGATAATTGTTTCAACAGGCGTGTCTTCTATCTCTCTAGCAATCGGCTCAAACACAGTTTCTTCGGTAATTGTCTTACCTTCGTTAATCATTCTTAGAACCATAGAGTCTACTACGTTTCTAGAATTAGTTTTGAACAACTCTTCGTTGTACGGTATATCGACACTATTGATTAACCAATAAACATACTTTTCGTGAGAATTACGAGAGTAGAATTGAACTCTTTTTACAGCAGTTGGTAACACTATTTCACCTCAAGCATGTATGACTGTATCGACAGCAATAACCTTGACTGATTTAGGTAGAATCTTTAGTTTAGCCATTAGTGGTCCTTTATCCTCAGGCACAGGCAATGGTGCTTCGACAATGTAGTAGTCATCCATTAGTATGTCAATAGATTCTGCCGTACCACTAGATACTTGTTTTGTAAATGACAAGCGTATCATGTCTGAATCAGTTTGTTCAGTCTCATCTGTATCATCAAAGTTTTCCACTGCTCTACGCATATTGTGGTAGAACAATGGGTCGTCTACGATTATCTCCATCTCAAGGTCATACTCTGTTTTACCCTCTACTGCTAGTGTAGGGTTACGAGTGCCAGCAAATGGAACTTGGTCAGTAGCACTGTTTGCTATATTAGCCGCACCAATAGTATAATACTGCTCTACACCAGTCTTACCGTTTAACGTGAATGAAACAACTTGACCCAGTGTTGTTCCTAACATAGATATAGAACCGTTGTAAAACATAAACGGTTTCTGTGTACCTTTGCCTATACCCGATATTTTTCTTTTCACTTCTGTATTAGCAGTATCTTCAAAGAGTCTGTGCGTATTGTATCTATCTCCCTTGTTACTTGCTTCTAATCTACCAGTATCTGTATAACATAATGCTGAGTCAAAGTTTGCTGTCAATCTTAGAGCAGCGTCTGTGTCTGTGGTTAGTGAGAAATCTTTAACTTTACAGCCTCTAAAGACCCGTGTTAGTTGTTTTGAATCTCCTGTACCACCATCGGTAGTACCATCGTTACTGTCTATGTCTCTTCTTCTAACACTGACTTCCATAGCAAAAGAAGGCACAGTTGTACGAGAAAAGAAAAGATGGTTAACTGGATTAGTTAAAGCACCAGTTGTAGTATCTCTATGAGGACTACCATTGCTACTATCTGTTGCATATCTAGCAAACTCTACTACTGTATTATCTTCATACGAAAATTGTAAAGGGTCGTCTAACCAAACTTTACCAGCACCACCAGTTACAGTAATGGCTACTATTCTTCTTGCTTCTTCTTTCATAGCCTTATCAATTATCTGTGTAGCATTTACATTCGGCCATGCAGAAATATCTCTTGGGTCAAAAGTTAGAGTGCCATTAGTTACGCTACCGCCTGTGGTGGATGCACTCAATTCAAAAGTAGTAGAGTTAGTTATACTAGATACTGTCGCACCACTAGGAATACCTGTACCGGACACAGACATACCAACAATTAACTTAGCAGTACTATCCATTGTAATAGTTGGGTCATTGTTGTAGTCACAAGTAGCGTCTGTAAATACTTCTGCATTTACATTTGTATCTCTGTAACTCTGCACATCTACTTTGTCAACACCTTCTGTATTGTCGCCACCGAGTAAGAAAACATAGTCACCTACACCTATATCTGTTCCATCGATTGCTGGATTAGTGCTACCACTACTATCAAATGCTATGTAAGAATCTCCTGAATAAACAGCAGAAGATAAAGAAAATGTATCACTAGCATGACCATCTTGTCTCACAGTCGCCGCATTTACAACTTCGTGCCCTAGACAATAATAGAACCATCTGCCATTATGTATGTTACACTCAAATGAGCCACCAACATTAGTAAATCTACCCGGCACTTGAACTGCTACATCTCTACCAAGCCCAACAACATGGTATCTCTTGAGGTCTACTTTAGTCTCAGGAAGTGCAACAGTGCTTACCAGTCCAACGAATTGGTCAGTCAATACACTCTCGGCAGATGCGTTTGCAGCATCAGCATGTTCCATACCTACATCAATTGCGGGTGTAGTAAAAGGTAAGATAGTCATTACGTCATTAGCCTTAGATGCTTGGTCTGCTGCTGTGTGATTTGTCTTTAATGCAGGTGTTACCGTAATCTCAGTTTTACCATCATTGTCATTATTAGCGTCATTACAAACTTCTTGTTTGATTATAGTATACATTCTACCCGATACTGCATAATCATCTTGTGTGTCCCAATTAGGACTAGAAGATGCTATTGTGAATATAACTTTGCTACCGACTAACATACCATTTGGATATTCTAATATTCCAGCGTTTACAGGGGTATTAGCGCTACCACCACTTAATACGATTACACTAGTGTCTTTTACTAAATCTTGGTGCGGTGCGTTAGCGGCATTAGCCCCAGTATCAAAAGATGCTGTGAATGTAAAAGCGCTTGCGTATCCGTGTTCTAATCTCACTCCAGTTTCGTGTCCGAATGTAATCTCGGACAAATCACCCTTGTATACTGTCGATGGCATGGCTCTCTCTCACCTCATGGGATTAACTCTGCAAAGATAACAACTTCTATCTGAAAGGTCATTCTATACAGTTTTTTGCTTCTATCTGATAAATCGGTACGTGTTTTGTACACAAGTCTATCGAAATTGACACCATCACCTTTTCTTTTAAGATGTACGCATCTTCTTAATTCGTTCTCCATCTTTTTTAGTTGGTCTCTACTTCTCGTAGTACGCATATCTACTGTGATGTTGATACGTGTAGTGACGAAATCATACAGCATTTCAGGTAACTCTTCGTTATGTGCCGTTTCAAAGACCATTACATAATCCGTTCTATCAAGGTCAAGTCTCTTTCCACGCTCAGGTGTTTCATCTGCTACATCAATAATAACGGGTTTGAAATTATTAGTATTGGCTCTATTCCAATTATTCTTTAGTACACCTAGTACTACATCAATACCTTCATCGAATGTTGCTACCATTTCGCAAACTCCTTCTTACGCTTTTCACGCTCATGGGCTTTGAAATCGGGTACTAACTTGCCCCCATCGTTTTTGACTTTGTATTCCATCAGTCCCGGCGATTCGGTCATCATGCGTCTATTGACTCTATCTTTCAACGCTTTTTCTTGTTCAACTGTCATTTCTTCCGGCTCTAACTCTCTTTCTGAGCGCTCAACAGCCTTACGATATTCAGATGGCCCTTCTGTAATAGCCTTCTGTAAATCCGCTTGGTATTCTTTTTTACTTAGTTCTAAAGTTATGGCTTCTTTCCATTCTTTGTAAACTATTTTCTCTGTATCACTCAAAGGCTATCACCTCTATGTAACGTGGGAATGTCTTTTCTATATCCATTTTATAGAGTTGAATCTTGGATGCTAAGTCTACGTTTTGTGTACCTTCGGGTATCAATACGCTTCGGTCATCACTCATTAGTAAATCGATAGCAACCATCTTTGTGCAAATATCTTCTATTGCTTTGTCTACGTATCTCTCACCGTATATGTATGATGTCTTAATCGCATTCCACTCAAAGAAAGGGTATGAATTATTGAAGTAGATAATACCCATTTCATGGTCTATCCACCAATCTCGTAATCTACCTTGGTCGCCGCTCGCACTTCCGCCCTGTAAATCGACTTGTAAGGTATCCTGTTTTAGTGTCCCAGTAATATCAGATAGAGCAGAGCCTACGACTATTGCGCAGCCAGTAAATGTAGTATCTGTTTTACCTGTATATCTAAACACATCTCCACTAGCATCTACTACAACACCAGCGTTTGCAAATCCGGCAGTACTATCGACAGTAATTGTAGTGCTACTCAAACTAGAGAATGTCGCACTATTAGACTGCGTTTGACTCAATTCTATATTACTATCAGTAACTACGATACTACATGATTCACCAGCAGTAGTTTGCCTCATACTACTAATCTTTACAATGCCTGTACCATAGTCAGAGTTAGCAGTAGCGAGAAACTCGTTATGCACTGCTACGTTACTAGTGCTACCTTCTAGTGTAAAGTTAGGAGAGAAGACAACATCGGTTTTACCGACTCTATCTTCTTTATTGATTAAGTCAGCAAGATTCTGCGCAGTTGTTACCTTATCGAAGTCAGCACGCCAATTCGCAGTACCAGTGCCGATTGTCAACAAAGATGCGCTTCCATTGCCGGGTGAAATAACTATTGAACCTGTTAAAGCCCTCACATCATCGGGTAATTTTATTCTAGCCTCAGCAGCAGCGATTTCTCTGTAATCATCACCTTGCCACAGTTCTAGTCTCAAGATTTGTTGCACGTTTCTAAATAACAAGGGACTAGTACCTACATAATCAGTATAGTATCTACGTCTATACGGTTTGTATGTATCGAAGTTGATGTATTCTGCTTGTACCAAATATGGTCTCCAAGCGTTGTGAGTTCTGTTGTCGATGTGGTCTTGCATACGAAGTATAACTTCATCAACTTTCTTTTTTGTAATACCTCTAACTCTACCATCGGTAAACGAGGCTTGATTCTGTACATAGGCGTTATCTGCAACTTCAAAATTAGCATGAGTGATTGAATCTGCAAAACCCAATCTAACACCATTAATTGTTGACGTTATTCCGTTGATGGTTCTTTCTAATCCTAATGGGTCTGCATCACTATAAATTAGTAAAGTATCACCGACAGTAAATCCGATGTTTCTATAATCAGCACCAGTAACAAATATACCAGTCGCTTCGGAATCGGAACTAACTAGTATTGCTTCTTGTGGACCTATGTCTAGTAAGTCGGCTACTTTCTGTGCTGTGGTGTAGACAACTGCTGTTGGGTCGAGTGGTCTTGTTTCTCCTTCACCCGGACTAAACACTTGTGGCATTAAAGTCGCGCCTCCTCATTACGTGTACCGAGGTTATACTCCATAGGTTTACCGCATGAACCACAAGTTGCTCTCCATAAGAAGTGTAGTAATCCACAGTGTTTACAGCGCGTACCTGCTCCTATATCGAGTACATCTGCGATTTCACTAGTTCTAGCCCTCTGTTTAGAGGTAATACCAGCCAAAGGTGAGTCTGTATTCACAGTATGAGCGTCGTATGTAACATCTGCGCGTACTGTTTGTTTTGCTGCTCTGCTAATGTCATCGATATCAAGCGTTTGTAACTCGAACCCTGACATTCACTCACACCACCTTCTATTATGCTTTCTGATATACTACTAAGAATATATTACCCAATACTGTAATCGGCTCTACTGAAATTATTTTTGCACTAGCATAACCAGTTAATGCTTCAATGTCAGTAGTCATAGCAGTGCTTAACGCACCGTCATTACCCGCACCTGAGAAGTCTCTAGGGCTGTAAGGTCCAATTACTTGTATTGCTTTAACCATCTAGGTCACCGCCTAATCAGCGCTTTCCTAGTGCCCACCAACGACCAGTGTTACCGCTTACGCAATCTATTGTAAGAGAACCGGGTGCAGCAGTCGTAACGATAGCGAATGCTCCGTCTACTCCTCCACCTGAGTTATCTTCGGTATCACCGATTACGTCTGCTGCAAGTATTTGCGATAGTCCTGTGACTATTGTTCCGGTGTCTACGCTTGCTGCGTTCCATGTGCCAGTGACCATCATTAAGTCACCTAATACGTGCGTTCTGTTATCTTTTGTACTGCTAAATGCCATTTTCTTATTCCTCCGTTATTTCTGTTTCTACTGCTTCTTCAATTGCTTCTTCTACTGGAGTCTCTTCGACTACAATTTCTTCTACAATTTCAGGAGCGGCTTCGACTATGACTTCTTCGACAGGGGCTGGGCTTAAGACATCTTCCACCATTGCAAGCAATGAGGACTTTGTTTTGTATCCATTAGATACTTGTACGCCCTTATCTCTTAACCATGAAGCAATGTCTGCTTTTACCCAGCCACTATCAGGTATTCCGTCGTTTAGTAAATCGTATGCCGCGCCTTCTATTACAAACAATGTTGGTTTTAGTTGCCTTTTATTAGCATCTAACCAATCTTGTGTAACCTCTACTACTTGACCCCTAATCCAGTCACCCATAGAAGTGTCTGCATTAGGTCTCATGTAGAGATTACCAATGTATGTAACTGTTGGCAGTAAAACCACCTCAGTTGTAGAATACTACAAGTTGTCCGCTAGTTACAGTTCCGGTTGTAGGTAATGTGACTACCAAACCGCTTATGGTTGCGCCGAGCGTTTGTGCGTTTGCGCTTGTTCCGCCAGTTGCTATTGCTGTGAGAATTGCACTTGCACCGCCGCTTAGTGTGACGGTTGCTCCGTTAGTTGTTGAACCTAATGTAATCAGTGCCATCTTAGGTGCTGGGTCGTATCCGTTTGCTCCATCGCTGTTTACTGCGCTGAATGTGCCCGGACCTCCGCCCGGATATGATGTGTCTGCTGCTCCGTCTAACCACTCAGTAGTGCTGTGTGAACCCGCTCTGAGTTCCCATGCACCTACTAGTGTTGCCGTTGTACTGCTTCCTGTTACTGTCAATGTATCTGCCATATCTTTTTCCTCCGTTTATATTATCTCCAAGACAACCTCACTTAAGGTCTCTTACGCTCCCTTGTGCTCCGAAGAAAGTGGTCCATAGTTCTCCCATGGTACGGTATAGTCCTTCTTGGCCTAGTCTGTTAATTGCGAATGGGTCACCAGTTTCGATACCACTCTCAAAGTATTGTGTTGGAATTGCTGTACTAAAGTGCAAGTAGTCTGTGTCTAGGTAGTAGATTCTTGATAGTGTATCTGCTGCCATGTTCTTTGTTGGGATGATTGGTACACCGTTGTATGTTGCTACGATGAAACCAGCCTCGATTCCGGGTACACCCTTTACACCGTTGTAGGTAGGGGTAACTCTCTTCTCTTCCATGAACCTCTGTTGTGATTGTAGAAGTTGTTGGATTCTCATTAGAGTATCGTATCCAGTTAGCATAACTTTCGGGTTTCCACCACGAATCCACATCTTTTGGAACATCTCGTCTAGTAAGTCTAGAGATAGTGTTCTGTCAGTAGGTGTACCGCTAGAAGCGTTAACACTCATTTCTGCGTTTGACCATGAGTTTGCACTCCTGTCAATACTGTACATATCCATATCTCCGTCTGCACTTACGTGCCCTGATGCAGCGCTAACTCCTGTTGTTGCGTTTGCACTGTTTTGGAAACCGGAAGTAACTCGGTCAAGAGACTCGAAGTTGTTACCTGCGACTGTATCTACGTCAGTACACATCATTTTGTTGATTACCTCAGCGTGATGTTTACCCATTTCCTCTTTCATTACAGAGCGTATGTCTCCCATTCCGTCATCCTTGTCAGCAAGGAAGATTGCAGTTTCAGACATATCGAATGTGTGTGCGATAGTCTTTGGTTTTGCTGCTACATGTTGGAATGTAGGTTTGATTGTTTCAGGTAGTGTTGCGTTCTCTGCAACTCCGCTTCCAGTAATTGCACCAGCATTTGGTCTGCCAGTGATAACGCGCCATCCGCTTCTATCCCACGGTTTCTTTGGTAGTATAGAGAATGCATTGAACTCTTGGTTCAATTGTGACCATACTTTGCGACCATAGATTGCTTGGTATGTTCCACCTGTTGTTGACAGCATAGGGCTGTCGGCCTTGAGTAATTCACTACCGGAGTATGAGTAACCCATTGCGTTACCTGCTCCATAGTAGTATCTTTCCATGTCAGTTATTGTTCGTACATAATTTCGTGCCATTTTCTTTATCTCCTTTTATTTTTTAATATCTAATCTCACTCGAATGCTTTGGATGCCAAGTTGTGAACTTCGTCCCATGACATGTTAGCCAAATCCTCCGTTGATGGAACTGTTAGTGCTGGTGCACTAGATTCCGATTTTGTGATTGCTTCTCCTGTTTCTGCTGGAGTAGTGATAGATTCAATGCGCTCTGAAAGTGCACTAATTGCTTTTGTTATCTCGTCTAGAGGACCACGTGCATCATATGCTGCTGCTTCCGCTTTTGCAATTTCTGCTGAACGCTCGGAAGCGTATCTGTTAGCAAAGTTGCTTTCTAGAGAGCCACGGAACTCTTCTTCAAGAGCAGCCGCTTTGTATACTTCGTATGCAGACTCGATGTCTGAATCTGATAATGTTGCAGGGTTAATGAAATCTGATTTCTTAACACTTCCACCGCTACCTGTTGTAGCAGCAATAGCCCCAGTTGAAGGATTTCCGCCTTCTTGTGTTCTACCCGGTGCTTGACCAGTTAGACCTTTGTGATTTGCTGAGATTTCCTCAGGTGTTGAACCCATGTTTTGTTTTTCTAGGTTATCAAAGTGAACACGTGCCTCAGCAGTGTCAACTCCAGCACTCTTTAGAGTGTCTTCCATCCAGTTAAGATAGTCAGATGTGATAACATCAGAATATTCTGACTTTTCTACATCAGCATCTTCTTTCTTTTTATCATCTTTCATATCTTCTTTCTTACCGTCTTTCTTGTCAGCGATAGCCTCTTTCAATGCTGGTGGCATTTCGCCTTTCTCCATATCGTCAAGCCTACCTTCTAAACGAGATAGTACGCTGCCAAGTTGTTTCATCATTTCATTATCGTTTTCTGTTTCTGTCAATTTATTCACTTCCGTGTTATTTTTATCTTCTTTGAGTATGCTAAATGTTGCTTCGGGATTGATGCCTTTTTCACAAATCGTTATTTCGTGTAGTTCCAGTTTACTAATTTCTTGGTAATCTCCTCGTTTTGGGTCTGATTTTCTGACTCTCTTAAACGCTTGACCACCGATACTGAATCCTCTGAGAACGCCTTTTCTGATTTCTGCTGAAACCTCTTTTGCTTTCTCGATGTCGTCACGCAGTTTTACTACCACAAACATTCCGACATCATCGACTTCGCTTTTCCACAACCTCCCTTCGTTATCTGTATAATTCGGTACTACATCTCCAACTTGTATATTACTGTGAGCCAATTGAACGTTTCTGTATGACGGATTTTCCATGAACTTCCGAAATGCGTGTTTCAATGCCTCCTTTGTTATTACGTCGCCTTGCTTGTCTACAACTTCCACACTGGCATAGCCAGCGACGATGAGGTCATTAGCACCCTTAAGGATACCAATTGTCTCTTCGCCAGTTCTGAATAGTTGTTTACTACCGAGCACACTAACCCTTGTTACGTAATGCCTTACTACATATATGCTGCGGGACTACTCATCAAGGTTTTTATCATCAAAAACGCTAGACTGCGAGGCTGTTTGTTTCTTTTTCTGTTTTCTACCCGGATAATCTTCGGGTTTCTCCAAGTCCTCAGTAGGTCGTTTCTTCATATCCCAATCGGGTAAAGACTGCTCTGCTGTCAAAGAAGTAGGCCCGCGTGGGCTTTCTACGCCCCCACCAACATCTATCCCTAAACCACGTCCGGCCATGTTACTATGTCCTTTTTCCATCTTATCTAATGCTCTTTCAATAAGTAAAAGCGCTTTTGCCATTTCATTAGGCTTCATAATTAAATTGCTATCTTTCTTTGGTTTTAGAATGCCAGCGCTTTGTTCTTCTATTTTATCAGAATCAATGTGATTAACAGCAACCTCGCTGTCTCCCTTTACTTCTAACTCTTCTTTTAACAATTCAGTTAATCCTTCTTGCCAATAAGACTCAAGACTCTTTGCTAACTTTAACGAGTAATCTGAGGCAGTAATTTCTCCTATCGCAGCAACAGGGTTGACTGCTTGATTATCTACAATATCATATTTCACGACATCTTCGGGCAATCTAATAATAAAGTGACTATCATCAATCTCCATAGTAAATGGAACATGGTAAGTAATATCAGATTTAGCAAGCATAACCCACTTCGGGTGTTTCTCTTCACCTTTCATGTATGTAGACTTAGCATCACGTAGTAATAATTTATCAGAATCTTTGCCTAATTCTTTTACAGCATCTTCTAATCCAACTTCATCTGTGATTCTAATGTCGGATGGACTAGGTACAAAGACAGGATGATAACTTTCAAATTGTCCTCTTAAGATTTTGATTCTCTCGCGTGTAGTTAGTTCGGTTACATCATCCGTGTCGTATAGCAGAATATCATTAATGTAAAACTCACCATCATTTAATATCCCATCAATAACAAAGTTTTTCTTACAGGCTGCTCTAAACGATGCTCTCATTTCATCTTCACAAGATTGCTTTACGCCATTTTCATCTTCTAATTCAACACGCCCATTCTTTTTACTAACCTTACATCTCTTTCCGTCTTTCTGTATAGAAACTACCCATTCTCCTGTAAAGCCTCTTAATTCGGACATATCTTTAATATCAAATATTCTATGTAAAGGTTCTATCAAAGGTATTTCCTTTGGTAAATCTGCTTTTGAAATATTTGTGAAACTGTCACTAGGCGTTTGACCAGTATCGTTTTGAGTTAACTGAGTAGGATTTTGTTGAAATGGCTCTGCGTTTGTTAACATAGATTCAACGTGTTGAGGTGAATGTGTATCTTTGTGTAAAGATTGTAAATATGTTAACGGTAGAGAATGAAACTTTTCTTCTGAGGTATTTGTACCAACACTAATATTTCCATTGTAATCATGTTCTGCACCTATTTCGGCTTGGCCGCTCCATCCCCAATCCATCAAACCGCTAGTAAAGTGGTCTTGCGGTACAGCCCCTTCTAAACTTCTAAGAGGTTTTACTGGCGCTGTCATCCAACCTATTTCTTTCTTAGTTGCAACGGGTACATTTGGTTTCAAATCGATATCGGGGCTAGTATCAAAAGAAAGAATATTACTTGCAATATCTTTTCTTCTTGCGTGATGGTATTCTAATGATGAGTGTCCTCTTTGACTTT